TCAGCAACGGCAAGCGCTCTGTAGTCGATAAGGCCAGACTTGAAAGAGCTTTCGCGGCTGGTTTCGATTACGATACCCTGGGGCATATTGTAGCCCATGTAGTGGTAGTTACCGAAAACGACGGTATCAGCAGGCAGGTTATCGTCTACGACAACCTCAAAGCCCAGGATCTTGCCGATTGCCTCGCCCTTGGGGTCAGCAATGAAAATGGGGCGCTTGTTGCCGTCCACCATGCCGTAGAAACGGTTATACAGGGTGGCGTTATTCATGGCCCACTTAGCGCCGGCAGCATAGCCGCGCTGCAGCTTGGCCACGGTGCCCACGACGTCAGCATAAGCGCCGGTACCCGCCACGCTGTTGGCGTCGTTCCAGGTAATGCCGGAAAGCAGGCCGGTGCCCTGGCCGGCGCCGTTGCCGTTCCAGATGGCGTCCGCGATAGTCTCCATAACGCAGGCGGTCAGCTCGTCCACCAGGTAGGCCTCGAAAGCCGCCACGGTCATAGACTTAGTAGCTGCGGAGATGGAGAAAATCTTAATGATTTCGTAGCCGTTGAAAACGACGGACGCGGGCACGTTCTTAGCGCCCTCAACCTCGGCGCCCTCGGTGTGCCAGGCTGCCTTAGTGCCGGGAGTGCCCACAGGAATAGCAATCTTGCTGGGCATATTGAAGCCGCGGCAATGGGGCAGAATGCCGCCGATAGTGCGGGCCTTTTTCACGATCTCGTTAAGGGTCTGAGTGGGCACCACGGCTGCGCTTTCGGTCACGGTGTTAAACTCGCTGGCGCGGTTTTCGGCCTTAACGATAGCCTGGGCACGCTCAAAAGCGGCCTTTTCGGGAGCGGTGAGCTGCTGGCCCATGAGCTGCTTATAGAAAGCGTTACGGTATTCGACGGAGGCGAAAACGTCGCCGGTGCGGGCCTCCTCGGAGCCCTGGCCCTGGAAGTTAGCGCCGCCCAGGAAGTGGAAGCCGCGGAACTCCACGCCGGAGCCCTGGCCGCCCTGCTGGCTGCGCTTTTCGTTCATGGCCTGCTCCATGCCCTCGGCCTCGATGTTAAGGGCCGCCACGTCGGCGTTGGCGTCGGTCTCGATGATATGGCGGATCTCGGCGGCTCTGGCCTCGATCTGCTCGGCGGTCATGGCCTTATAGTGGTTGTAGGCCTCTGCGATAGTCTTAAACTTCATAGGTGATTACCTCATTTCTTGAAAAGAATTTTGTTGCACTTAATAAGCACGTCGTCGCGCTTGGGATCTGCCAGGCCGGTAAGTGCTGCCCGGGCCTCTACGCTGGCGCTGGGATAGGCAGGAAACGCCACTACGGAGACTTCATAAATCTTTTCGATTTTATGAATGGTGCGCGTATTGGTTGCGCGGTCGTAGCTGTCCCCGCCCTCGGGCACCTTAAAAGCAAAGCTCATGCCGTCCAGGTCTCCGCGTTCTACTGCCGTATAAACTGCGCGTGCGTCTGCCGTATCTGCCAACACGGCCCGCATTTCAAGCCCCTTTTCGGTAACGGTAAGCTGCATGGTCTTAGGTGCTCTGGCAAGCGGAACTTTTGCCATGTCGTGGCCGTACAAAAGCCGGGTGTCGGAAATGTCGGCCCCGTCCAGGGCGCCCCGCTCGATGATCTCGGTAAAGCCTCCGTTTACGTCGTTAATGGTGGTGGGCGTATCGAAAACAATAGGCATACCGGTTAAAACTAAGGCTTTGGGGGCTGCCGCCTCCGCTGCTCTTGTTTCTGTGGTGATATGGGCCACTCTAAGCTCTTTCATGCTGTCGGCCTCCTTTTCTCTACGTAGTCAAAATAGTAATTGATTTGAAAGCGGCGGGTCTGGTCGTCCCATTCGGCGCCGTCTTTCTCATAATGGCGGCCGGCCTGGCATAAAGCCTCCTCCATGTTCTCCTCGTCCGGGCCGTCTAAGTCCTCGACGTACAAAACCACAGTAACGGAGTGGTGGACGATCCAGGGCAGGCCGTCGGGCCCGTCGGTGCTTTGGTCGTCCATGTATACGGCGTAGGTGCCGGCGGGAGGTTTCGGAAAGCGTCCCCGGCGATAAGGAAAGCCGGCGGCCTCCATGATGGCCTTTATCATGCCTCGGGCTCCTGGGCCGGCTCTGCAGCTGCAGGCGCCTTAAGGCCCATAAGCTGGTATTCGGTGGCGTGGGCCTGGTCTACGTAGTTAAGGGACTGTATACGCCGGTCGCCGTCCGGAACGCTGGGCAGGTTAAGCACTTCCAGCGCCTGGTTTACAGTCAAAAGGCCCATAGGCATAATTTCTTTCAAAAGGGTAATTTTGTTGCTGTTGCTGATGAACTGCAGGCGGCCGCTCTCAAAGATAATGGAGCTGCCGAACGCCTGTTCCCTGGGGCTAAAAAGCTTTCGGGTGAACTCCAGGCCCATAAGCAGCGCGAACGGCTCCACCACGCTTTCGTAAAACGCGGCCCACTGGTCGTCCGTGTAGCTGCTGTTTACGATCTGCTCGGAAATGCCCAGATAGTTATAAATCTTGGTGCGGGTGGCCTGCATTTGGCCGCCGTCAATAACTGCGGGCTTGCTCTCGATGGGTGTATAGTCCGTCTGCTGGTCGGTGGCCACTACGCCGCCGCTGTTCTCCAGGGTGAGAAAATCCGCCACAAAGCGGTCTTTCTGTTCCTGCAGCTTTTCCGGGCTCAAAATCTGGGTGAACTTAAGCAGGCCCCGGAGAGTAACGCCGGCCTTAATGCCGTTAATGATACCCTCGTTTTCGGTGTGGGCCAGCTCCAGCGCCGGCGCGATAGCGTCGTTACTGTCGCCCAGGAGGTCGGAGCTATTAAAGTGGCGCTTAAGGTGCACCACGTCGGAATACAGGAAAGTGTAGTTGCTGCCGTTCGGGAAATAGAGCTTTACATACAGGGCGCCGGCCGGATCTGCGTAAAATTCGGCCTGGGTTGCTCTCACAGGAAAGAGGGCCACGGGCTGCCCGCTCCCGCCACGGCTGATAACGCAAAAAGCGTTGTTATAGAGGTAATAGTGGGTTGCCAGCCTATAGTACATATCGTAGGCGCTCATATAAGGGTTAGGCTCCACCTGCAGCAAGCGGTTAATGCTGCAGCGGCCCTCCGCCCTGCTATGGTCGGCAAAGGTCAAAACGTGGGAGCCCTTAAGCTTTGCCACGTTACGGGCGATGGCGTCCACGCCGCCGCGGAAAATGTCGTTTGCGTATGCGTCCCCGCTCCACGCCGTAAAGGTCGGAGTAAAGCCGGTGAGCTCCGCCCGCTCCAGCTTTGCCGGCGCGGTGCGCTTAAACAGACGCGAAAAAATATTCAATGGTCGCGCCCTCCTCTCTCTGTCGGTTTACTGGTAATACAGTAATAAAAAAACTTAGATTACTGCATTATCATATTACCATATTACTGGTAAACTTTCAAGCCCTTTTTGAAAAGATGGCACACTTTCCGTACAAAACCGAACACAAAAAAAGCCCCCGCCGGCAATGGCGGGAGCTCTGGGGCCGTATTTACTTATAAAAATCGTCGTCCGGCTCCTCCTGTGGGAATACTCCAGGCTCGAAAAAGTCGTAGCGCGGGTAGTAGTAAAACAGGGTGGAGAAGTCCCGGCCGTATCTGTTCTTAAGGCATATAAGCTCAATGCTCCGGGGCGTCTGGGCTTTGGCCTCCTGCAGCTTTTTCCTCTTGTCGCCTATTTTCTTATCGCTATCAAATACGCTGTCCTGGGAAATAACGGCGTATTGCATACCCCATACCACGTCCGCGGTATACTCAATGCCGCCGCTTTCCTTGAAGCTCTCAAAGCCGATCTGGGCCGCGTAGTTGCTGCGGTTTATGGAGCTGATAACGAAAAGCACAAGGTCTTTATCTCTCTGCAGGATCTTAAGCCGCCTCATGTTAAGGTCGGTTTTTTCCTTGTCGCCCATGCGCTGATCCGGCGCCGGTATGATCTGCAGGTAGTCTACCATTACTACGGGAGTAATGCCGGTTTTCTCGATGAACGCCGCCACGGTCTGGGCTATGCTTTCGGCGGTCTCGTTAAAATTGCACTCTTTGATTATCACGCGGCCGGCGTACTCCAGATAGCTTTTGCAGGCGTCCCGCATAAGGTCGGAGCTCTTGCCGCTGCGGATCTCGATAGAACTAAGGGCGCCGTCTGCAGCTCTACGGGCCCGCTGCAGCTTGAAGCTCTCCCGGGCCAGGCTCTTAGTGGTAAGCTCAAAGGTGGACTGCTCCAGGGAAAAGAAAAGCACGGTGTCGCCCGCTGCGGCCAGCTGGTCGGCCAGTTGGTGGGCGAAAGTCGTTTTACCCAGGGAACTAAGGGCGCCCAGGACGTACAGGCCAGGGTAAAGCCCGCCGGTCTCGTGGTCAATATCCGCAAAGCCGGTTTTCCGCTGCTTGTAGCCCTTGAATTGCTCCCGGTCGTCGATGAAACGGCCCCGGAGGTAGTCTGCAGCGGTCTGCAGGCTCTCCAGCGGGTCAACGGCCGGAGCTGCAGGCTGTGAGCCCACAGGAGAGGAGGGCGCCGCGTCCAGGTCGTCGAAGTCCCGCCGGGCCTGCTGGTAGGTGTACGGAGCCGGGCCGGTGTAGGGTGTAAACCGGGAAAGCGCCGTTTGTATGGTGCGGTTGCCGTAGGTTCCGAAAGTGCTTTCGGGTCTGTCCCACTTGGGCCGCATAAGCCCGGAGGATCTAAAAAGCCGGTCTATGGCGTCCGGGTCTCCGTTCGTCCAGTAACAAAGGTGATTTACCAGGGCCAGGTCTGCAGCGCTGTGGTCGCCGCGGTCGTCGCCGTCCCATAAGCGCCGGATCTCCGCGCCGTGCTGGCTGTCAAACATACGCCGCAATATATCGGCGTCGCTCTCCGGGCCTCTCTGGGCCGTTCTGGGGCTCTCCTGGGCTCTTGTGGGCTCCTGGGGCTCAATATATCGGGCGTGGACTTTCGCCGCCGCCTGGGTGCGCTCCTGGAGCTCTCGCGGGGCTCCGTAGGTCTTGCCGGTCACGGTAAAGAAACGGCCGCCCTCGTACATCTCTACGGCTCCCTTGCGACGTCTGCCGGCGGGAATGGTGCCCCGGCAAAGGATATGCAGGCCGGTGCCGCTCGGGCTGTACTCTGTGTAGCTGTCCAGGGTGGCCACTATGTCGGCCGCCTCCGGGCTGATCTGGCCGGCCGCGTCCACTACGCCGTCCAGGTCTACGCCGAAAATGCCGTTTGCAAACTCTATGCCGATACCGGCCAGGCCGTGCCGTGCTGCAGCTGCTACGGCCTCCTCATAGCTGGCCCAGGTGCTCGGGTCGTTTGCTTTGGCGTCGTTAAGGGTCTTAGGGTCTACGGGGATTTTAGCAAGCTTGCCGTTTCCCCGGTCGGTGGTGCGGTAGCATACCCATTGCTGCAGGCTTTTAAGGCTCTGCGGGATCTTGTCGTAGCTCATGCGCGGCCCCCCTTAATATTCGTCCCGGTACATAATAACGGCGGTGTCGTCGTCCTCTGTGGCCCCGAACTCCATGTTAATATACAGGTCGCCGTTAAGGCTCTTATAGCGGCCCAGGACGTGGCCACAGCGGGCCAGCAAGTCCCGGTCGTTCGCTTTCTTGTCCTCCTCGGGAACGTGGCCCCAGTCGCCGGCTATGAAGCGCTGCGCGGCCTCTGTTACGGCTTTGGCCATGCCCTCATGTTTTGCCACGGCCTCGTTAAGCCGGGCGCTGATAAACATTTTCATTATTTCCCCTCCATAAGTGTATTTACAAAACCGTAAGCCATGCCCAGGATATAGCCGGGCGCCTTATCCAGCAGCGCGGCCAGCTCCGCCCGGTAGAAAGCTACCTGCTCCGCCGGCAGCTCCGGCTTAGGCAGCGGCTTGGGTGCCGGCTTGCGCTCCGGCTTGGGATCTGGGGCCGGAGTTACTAACAGTTTATAAACAAGGTCTAACAAGTCGGCGTCGTGGCAC